CCAGAGATTTCCCCGAAGCCGAAGCGGCTTTGACAGCCTGGGTGGCACATCTTGAAGATGATGCGCTTTATGGTCCTGACGATCCGCTGTTTCCGGCGACCGCCATCCTGCCGCAGTCCAACACCGGTTTCGCAGCCGAAGGTTTCGAGCGTCGCCCGTGGAAGACCACCGAACCAGTTCGCAAGATCGTCAACAAAGCTTTCGCCGACGCAAAGCTACCCGCCTTCGGCCCGCACGCTTTTCGCCACATGTTAGCCCGTCACGCCGCGAAAAATTGTACCTCCGTCGCCGAACTTGTGGCCACCTCGCAGAATCTTGGTCACACCGATGTGCTGACGACGCTTCGCAGCTACGGTCAGATCAGCCGTGAACGGCAGAGGGCGCTGATTACCGGCGAGTCGGAGGAAGATGTGCTCAGGGACTTGTAGCCGGACAAAAATAAGGGGACAAACGGACAAAATTAGGGGGACAGCGAAGGCTGATCTAGATATGCGCTCAGCGCATGGCTTGCCAGGGTGTTAGCAAGGCACTCAGCACCGCTCCCAGTCGACGACACCGCCGCTAATGGGGCACCAACCATTGGACACTAGCCGCTCTGAAATGCCATCAAGCGCCGAGCAGTTCGTTCCTGACCCGCCTTCGAGCACACACATCGCTTGCCGATCCGAGTACGCTTTGAGATCGGTTTGGACTTCGGTTTCTGCAGCTGAATAGTCAGTGGCAAACCGAAACTTAGCTTCGCAAATTTCACCTATAAGTCGCACCTGCTCCGCTGATCCTGCGATTTTCAGGATGTTGACTGCGCGTGCTCCACTCAGGGGATCTGTACGAATAGAGGCTAGGAACGGGGCTGGGCCTTCATACCCACCAAACCTGTTCTTCGCGCGGATATTTCCACAAATCCATGTGGCGCCAGTCTGGCTTGTCGGCTCTGGGGCCGCCAAAGTGTCTGACATTGCCAAGCTTTCTGGGTCGCGAAGGCCCTGCTTGATCGTTGTTTCCAACAAGACCAGGTCAGCTTCTTGCGGGTCGGCAATTGGCCCCGCGGAGATGCTAGTAGGTAGGACCATGGCGAGCAAAATCAGCTTTAAGTACATATTCAATCCCTGTTTGTATGACCCCACCAGACCACCTTGCCGATAATCGTCAAGGTTTTCACGTTGGCGAACTGCGGTGGGTGATCTGGATTGTCCGACATCAACATTGCGAAGCCAGTGTCCAGGAGTTGGACGCGCTTAACCTTTGCTTCACCGTCGTCCAGCAGCGCAAAGATGGGCGCCACAGCCGTCTTGCGAGCTTTTTTGGAGGGGAGTGGCGGCTGAGTTTTCGACCGATCTATGAGCAGCATGTCACCATCGTGAATGGATGGTGCCATGCTGTCTCCTGACGCCCGGGCTAGTACCGCCGAAGCGACCGGCACACCAACCCGCGAAAGCCAAGAGCGCCGAAATGCTAGGTGACCGACCAGCACCTCAGAATCGTTCAGGAAACCTTCTCCGGCTGCCAATGCAGCGTCGTGAAAAGGGATCTGTGCAAAGTCAGCTTCGTCTGCCGGCGGCTGGGACCCCTGATCACGTGGTGGTCCAACGTAGAACTCCAGCCCCAGAACCTCCGCCAGCGCCTTGATATTTTCGTATGGGTGCTGCCGGTCTTTCTCGGTGCGTCTTGTCCGCAGATTTTTGATCAGGGATGGGTTCCCTACGGCCGCCATAGAAGCTGCTGACGCCGAGATCCCTCGGCGGCGCAACGCTTCTTCTATTACATTCAAGAGCTCATCCATGCGCGCCGAGTTAGCCCAAAATGGCCAATTCGGAAAGTGTACAAATTGTGTAGCCATTTTGAGCCTTGACGCACATGGCCATTTAGGGCCAATGTGAGGCATGAGCAGCGCACAAAAAAACCTCCTCCGCCTCGCAGCAAGCCTCGCAGAACATGAGAATGTGACGCACTGGGCGATCTCGATGCGCCTGTTCGGGAAGGGGGATTTCTTCCGTAGGCTTGAAAACGGAAGCCATCCGCGTACCGACACCTATGAAAGAGCCCTCGAGAACTTTTCGAAGGCTTGGCCCGAGGACCTGACATGGCCCTCGGACATCCCCCGTCCCTCGAAATCCAAGTCTCAGGAGGCCGCATAATGTTCCGCGGATGGTGGATCATGCCGGGCGCGTTTTTCAGGCTCTGGATGTGGATCGGCTTCTTCAAGCTGATCGGGGTGCTGTGATGGCGGTACTCTCAAACCTGCGCAGACGCGCTGCGCTGTGTCTCTGCCCTGAGCTGGGGTTGGACGCTAGCATGCACGCAGACCCACGTAGCGGCGTGTGGTCCGCCCCGTGCGCCGTCGAAATTGTCAACATGAGCCGTTCAGAGGTTCAGGTTAGCCATGAAGATGGCACGATCAAAATTGTCGTCCTCCCCAAGTTCGAGAGCGCGGCCGTCCAGTTCCGAGACGGCAGCCTAGGTCTCGAATATGGACCCGAAAACGGGCGCGGTCTGACGAGAAGCGTCGAGTGGCCGAAAGGCGGCGAGCCGAAGATTGAAACCGCCTCGCGTGCTGACTGGGATCATTGCGAGGCGGCTAGGTGGGTCCGGGAGGCGCGGTCAGGCTGGACCGTAGTCGACGAAATGCATCTGAACCGTGAAAATTCTCTCCACACCGGGAAAGATTTCGGTGGTTTGAATGAACGGCGCGTGCCCCGGATAGACGGGGCTGTTGAACATGAGTGATACGATCCGTTTCTCGCCATCTTCGAGCGTCAGCACGAAGCGGCCGCTCAAGCCCATAAGTTCCTCAAAGAGGCGCTCTCCCATTCGAGCGTATGCTCTTACGCCGTCGAGAGAACTGATGGTTTTCCTGAATATCGGAGGTCCAGCTGATGTCGGGACGCGTCTTCGTGGCCCATCGATCCGGCACTTCCTCAACGCGATAAATGTTCGCGAAAGTTTGGGCGGGAAGTCCGGGGCATTCATCTCGAATCGTCCTTTTCTGGTTGTTGCAGAAGGGGATGTAGGAACCGGGGGGCGCGCCAACGCCTTCCGGCTCCGCAAAGGCTACCTGAGTCGCATACCACAAAATCTGGTGGGTCGCATGCTGCATGTACCCCACATCCGTCTCCGCATGGCTGCTGCCGCTGCCATGCGTGAGCCCGCCAGGCCGTGTGCCGCACCTGCTCGCCCGCGCGGTCTGGCGCAGGCTCTCATCTTCTCCTTCAGCCCCGAGGCTCTCCATGCTGACCTGTCAGTCTGATGTGATCCGCCGCGCCCGCGAGATCGGGCAGCCGCTTCCCGACGACCAACGCATTGCGCTTGGCGTGACCCTGATCCGTATGGCTTCCCTGCCATCGAGCGGCGGCGCGGTCCTGCGTGCTGAGCGGCTCGTCGGTGACCACGGCCGCGCGCTCATCGCAGATGCGGTCCGCCTTGATGAAGGCCAGTTTGACGCCCCTTTCATCGACCTGACGATCGACACCACTCACGGTTCCTCCTTCGATCGTCATCCCGGCGCCGATATCAGCGCCGAGGCCCCCAGGCCGCGCGGCTATATTTCCTCCCTGCGCGCGGCCTGGGCTGGCCTGAAAGCGGCCGAGCGGCGGTTCGCCGACAGCATCTGGGGCGATGTGACCGCCACGGCCTGCGTCGCGCTGATCGCTGTGGCGCTGGTGATCGTCGCGGGGGTACTGCAGTGACCCAAGGCTTCGACATCCTGCTCTCCTTCGCGCTCATCGGCATGGCCATGCGCCTCGGCTGGGGCATCGGTAGCGCCGTGATCGACACCATGCACGAGGCCCGCAAGGCGCGCGCCGAACAGCGGGAGCGGCACGAATGACGGCCTCGCCTCCCGAGGTGTCGGAGGCGCCACCGCTGCCGGCGTGACCGACAGCAGCTCCACCCGCCCAGAAACGCCCCCGCCCGAAAGAACGAATTCACCCCGATGATGAGACGTTGGATGACCATTGCAGAGCTCGCCAGCATGAACCTGCCCGGCTTGCCGTCTTCGGCACGGGGCATGGCCAAGCGCGCACAGGCCGAGGGCTGGGCGCAGCGTCCGGGGCTGTCTCGCAAGCGCAAGGGGCAGAAGGGCGGCGGGCTGGAATATTCGATCGAGGTTCTGCCGGCGGCGGCACGGGCGGCGCTTGTCGGCGACATCGGCGCTCCCGAGATCGAGGCGGATGTCTCGGCGGAGCTGGAACTGCGCGAGAATGACCCGCTTAGCGGGGCCGAGCGCGAGCGTCGTGATGCCCGGCTCCATGTCCTTGCCATGTTCGAGGCGTTCCGTCGCGCCCAGGACATGACCGTCCGCGACGGACGTTTCGTTTTTTCCAGCGCTTGGAATAACGGGACAATCAGCGCGCCCGATTGGGTGCGCAGCCTCATTCCACGCATTTCAAAGAAATCCATCGACAGCTGGCGCGCCATCCATCGCGATCACGGACCTGATGCCCTGGGCATTGACCGGCGCGGGCGTCCGTCGATCCTCGAACAGGTCGCCGATGGGCAGGCTGAGGTGGTGGCGCTTGCTGCGATCGCGAAGCAGGAATTCCTCTCGGCCGAGCATCTTGGCGCCTATCTCCGGACCCGGTTCGAAGGGGAGTTGCCCGAACTCAGCACCCGCACCTTCCGGCGGGTCAGAGCCCGGCTCGAAGCCGAGAACCGCAACGTCCTGATGCGGCTGCGCGACCCCGACGGCTATCGCTCCAAGGTCAAGACCAGCGGCACGAACAGCACGTTTTCCGCCGGTCTGAACGACCTGTGGCAGTTCGATGCCTCCCCCGCCGATGTCATGCTGAAGGGCGCGAAGCGGCATTCGATCTACATGGCGATCGACATTTGGTCGCGCCGGACGAAGATCCTTGTCACCCAGTCGCCCCGGGCGGACGCGGTTGCGGCACTGCAGCGCAAGTGCATGCTGGCTTGGGGTTCGCCCTCCCGCATCCAGACCGACCAGGGCAGTGATTTCATCGCCAAGGCCACCTCACGCCTGATGGAAGCGCTCGGGGTCGATCATGACGTCTGCGACGCGTTCGACCCTGCGAAGAAGGGCAACGTGGAACGCGCGATCAAGACGTTCCAGCACGACCTGCCGGTTTGCCCGGGCTTCATCGGCCATAACGTGGCGGACCGAAAGAAGATCGAGGCCCGCAAGGCCTTCTCCCGCCGCCTCGGCATGCCGGATGAAGAGCTGTTCGACGTGGATCTCGATGTGGTCGAGTTTCAGGAATGGTGCGACGTCTGGTCCGACAAGATCTACGCTCACTCCGTCCATTCCGCGCTGCGAGGTCAGGCGAACACGCCGTTCCTCAAGGCCGCCAGCTGGACCGGTGAAGTTCGCCGCATCGCGAACCCGACCGCGCTGGACGTGCTGGTGGCGCCGGTGGCAGGCAAGGACGGTGTCCGCCGGATCACCAAGCAGGGCATCAAGATCGACGGCGAATACTACCAGACCGCCGCCGCCTGGCCGGGCGAGGACGTCTTTGTCCGGATGGACCCGACCGACCTTGGCCGCGTGCTGGTGTTCTCGCTGGATGGCCAGTCCTTCCTGGGCGAGGCACTCTGCCCGCCGTTGGCAGGTCTCGACCCGGTCGAGATCACCATGAAGGTGAAGGCCGCCCAGAAGGCGCACGAAAAGCAGGCGCTTCTGGAAATCCGCAAGGAAATGCGGGCCATCGGACCCCGCGACTTCATGGATGCCCAGATCTATCAGGCGGAGAAGAAGGCGGCGGCGCTGACATGGCTGGAACGCCCGTCCACCGCCTACAGCACGCCGGCGCTCGATGCGGCGCAGGAGGCCCTCGAAAGCGGGCAGATGCGGGTGTCAGATTACGACGCTGCTGGCACGCAGGAACGGATTGCCGAGGTGGTTCGCATACCGTCGCCGCGCAAGCCCGCTGCCGCGAAGGTTTCAGACGATCCGTTCCGCCGGGCGATCGATCTCGAGGAGGCCATCGCGGCGGGCGAGTCCATCAGCGATGCGGATGCCAAATGGCTCCGCAGCTACCAGCAGCATCCGGATTACCGGGGTGCCATGCGCATCTACCAGCTTCGCGGCAGGTCGATGTTCGGTTGACGAAAATGCCGCCGGGCGCGTGCAGGCACCACGGCGGCTTGAAAGGAGCATGAGGAAACCATGACAGATACAGGCAGACAATTCAATTCAGTTGCGCCGCTGCGCAACGTCGTGGCGATGGTCCAGCTGATGGAGCGCGTGATGTCGCGCGCGCCCACGCTGCCCGGCATGGCCGTGTTCTATGGCCCCTCGGGCTATGGCAAGTCCACCGCCGCCACCTATGCCGCCAACACGTTCGACGCCTATACCATTCAGGCCGAGTCCACCTGGACCAAGAGCAGCCTGTGCGAGAATATCCTGCTCGAGCTGGGGCTCGAGCCGCGGGGTCGCATCGATCAGATGGCCCGCGCGATCTATGAGGAAATCGCTGCCACCGGACGTCCGCTGATCATCGACGAGGCGGATCACATCGTCGCCCGCGGGCTGATCGAGCTGGTCCGCGACATCTACGAGAAGTCCGAGGCGACGATCATCCTGATCGGGGAAGAGAAACTGCCGCGCAAGCTCACCCGGTGGGAGCGCGTGCATGGCCGCATCCTCAACTGGGTCGCTGCCGAGCCCGCCGCGATGGCTGACGTCTCGCTGCTGGCCGACATCTATTGTGAGGGCGTCACGCTGGACGAGACGCTGAAGGAGCTCCTGCTGGAAGCCTCGCATCACTCCATGCGCCGGGTCTCCACCAATCTCGCCGATGTGCGCCTCTTCGCGCAGGCCAATGGCCTCACCCGCGTGAGCCGGAAAGACTGGGGGGACCGCCCCTTCCACGACGGGCAGGCCCCGAGACCGCGGGGGCTGAAATGACCCTGACCGCAGGACGTAAAACGGCCGATCAGGCCCGCGACAACCGCCAGCTGATCTGGGAAAAGCTGCGCACGAAGTCCGCCGACGGCTTCGTGTCTTTCACCCTCGCGGACATCATCCGCGCCACCGGCGTTCACCGCAGGACCGCGGCTGATTATCTCACCTGCCTTGTCGCCGGCGGGCTGGCGGTCCGGCTGGATGATCCCGTCGAAGGTGAAGTCAAATGGCGCCTCGAGCGTGACGGCGGGCACCACGCCCCGCGGCTGCGGAAGGATGGCAAACCCGTCACCCAGGGCGGCGGCGTCGCCAACCTCTGGCGCTCGATGCGGATGCTGAGCAAGTTCAGCGCGAAGGACCTGGCGCTGCATTCCAACACGCCCAGCGTGTCGGTCAGCGAGGCAACGGCCCAGTCCTATTGCAGCATGCTGCTGGCGACCGGCTATCTCCGCGTGGCGCAGAAGGCTGACCCGGCGAAAGGTCGGAAGGCGATCTATCGGCTGGTGCGCGACTCCGGTCCGAAGGCGCCGATGATTCAGCGTGTAAAGCAGGTTTACGACCCCAATACCGGCAAGGTTCACAGCAGGGGCGGTGACGCATGAGCGGCCCCGTCGATATCGCCGCCGCCGCATGGGGGGAGCCCTTGCCCGACTGGGTCCGGGTGCTGGCCGAGAAATGCGCCGAGACCTCCCAGCGCGAGGCCGCCGTCGTGATCGGCTATTCCGGCAGCATGGTCAGCCAGCTGCTGCGCAACAGCTATCGCGGCAACCTTGCGGCGGTCGAGGATGCCGTGCGCGGCGCCTGGATGGGCGCCACGGTCGAATGCCCGGTGATGGGCAAGATCCCGACCAACGCTTGCCAGGAGTGGCGGCGCAAGGCCCGCAAGTTCGCCTCGAGCAACAACCACCGAGTCAGGATGTTTCGCGCCTGCCGGACCTGCCCGCGCAACCAGAAGGATGGCGCCGATGCCTGAGCGCTGGACCCTTGAGGAAATGCTGATCCTTGCCGCGCGAGGGCTCGGCAAGGTGGACACCCTTGGCCCGCGCGGAACCACGCTGGTCACCATGGAGGAGATCGAAGCCATGGCCGCCACGCTGGCCCTCTTCGGTCTCGCCGGCATCCGTCCCGGTGATCCCGACCCCGACACTTCCATCGTCCATTTTGAGGAGCATGGCTCATGACCAATCACGCGACAACATTCACCCCCGCGCCGATCCCGGATGGCATCATCGACGTCCAGGGCAAACGCTACATGGAGGATGCGAGGGGCTCGCTCACGCCTCTGGAGCTGATCAAGCCTCAGCACATCCTCGAGGACGAGACGGTCCGCCGTATCATGGGCTTTGCCGTTGCCCTTAGCGAGCAGGTCGGCCGGTTCAAGGAACATACCTTCGCGGATCTGGGCGCCTTCGACGCTGTCCTGTCGCAGGAATACGGCGTCACCAAGGGCGGGCCGAAGGGCAATCGGACCTATCAGACCCATGACGGGCTCATGAAGGTCGAGGTCCGCGTTGCTGATCTGCTGGACTTCGGGCCGGAACTCCAGACGGCGAAGGTATTGCTCGACGAATGCCTTACCGAATGGTCGGCCGACAGCCGGCCGGAGGTGCGCGCCCTCATCGCCGAGACCTTCAACACCGAAAAGGAAGGCCAGGTGAACCGGGCGCTCCTCTTCGTGTTGCTCCGGCTGGATGTGGAAGAGCCCCGCTGGAAGCGCGCCATGGAGGCAATCCGCGCGGCCATCCGGATCGTCGGCTCGAAGACCTATTACCGCATCCAGCGGCGCCCGACCCACGACGCGCCCTGGGAAACCGTCACCATCGATCTGGCCAAGGCCTGACCCCGAACTTCCGATTTTGCTCCTGCCTGTAGGGGCAAAATCGGAAGCACCACTCCCCCAACCAACCAAGGAACCCCTCATGTCCGCTTTCTCGAAATCCGACCTCGTGGCCGTCATCCGGTCCAAGTCCGACCTCACCAAGGCCGCCGCCGAGGCGCTCGTCGACACGATCTTCCAGACAATCGTCGATCGCACCGCCGCCGGTCAGCAGGTGTCGATCCACGGCTTTGGCCGCTTCGACATGCGCGATCGTGCCGCCCGCATCGCGCGCAACCCCCGCACCGGCGAGCGGGTGGACGTGCCCGCGACCCGGCGCCTCGCGTTCAAGCCCGCGGCGAAAGTCTCCTGAGCGAAACACCTTCCCGTGGTTCCCGCGGGAGGTGTCGTCCGGACGTGGTGGTTCGGGCCTGATGAGCAGCTGGAGAAAGCCATGCACGGATATGAACTGCGCACGCAGGATGATGGCAGCGTCGCACTGATCGAATTCACCCCCACCGTGATTGCCACCTTCTGGGACAGGAGCCATGCCGAGCGGTATTTTGGCATCCTGTGCGAATTCGAGGTCGCAGACGCCTCGCGGCCCATCTTCTACCCCGACCACCAGACCGCGAGCGCGGAACAGCCGGGGACAAGCGACATTGCTGAAGGGGAGCCTCTCGACGTGGGCCCCAATACGTTGACGATCGGACCCGAGATGTTCACCGCAATGACCGCGATGGTCGAAGCCCTGCAGACGCCAGCAGCCGAGACGGACATCACGGATGAACCTCGCAACGCTTCCGCAGCGGCAGTGGAAACCGTCACCGCGCCGACTGCTTCGGTTGACACGCCCCCTTCGACGAAGACCAAGCCCCCGATTGCCCGAACCTCGCCGCAACCCTTCAACGAACCCTCCGAGGAGGAATGGGAGGATGCCTTCAAGGCTCTGGATCGCGGAGAAAAGCTGAAGGTGCTGTCCGATGATCTGCGGGTGAACCCTTACAAGCTGCAGGGCAAGTTCGGCGCTTGGAAGAAAAAGCGCAAGCCGCAGGAACCGGCACCGGAAGATCTGGAAGACTGCCGACTCTGTGGCACCCCTTTTCGTGCAACTGCCACCGGCCCTGACCTCTGCGCGCGGTGCTCCCGTGGCTGAGGCTCTGTTCCATGTCGCCCGCCTTGGCGCCCTGACCTGGCAGCTCTCGGCATGCGCTCTTCTTGTTCTCACCTTCTGAGGGGACCGACCGTGACGGACCGCACTCTCCAGCGCATGATCCATGTCGGCTGCAGGCAGCTCGGGATCGATAGCGACACCCGCCATGACCTGCAGCTGCAGGTCACCGGCAAGGCCAGCATGTCCGACATGACCGAGCCGGAGATGCGGAAGCTGCTGGATGCCCTGAAGCAGCGCGGCTTCAAGCCGTTCGACGGTCGCACCGCGAAACGGCGGGCCCGGCCGCAGGCGCCCCGGGGGGATCTTCGGTTCGTTCATGAGATCGGAAGAGCGTCGTGTAGGGAAAGAGTGTGCTAACTCGTGGAGAGCGCGGGG